GTGGCGCCTCGCGCGCATCGCCGAAGGTTTCGGCCGGGGTGGGTATTTTCAGGCACTTAGGCGTAACCGTGCGAAAACAGGCAGAAATCATGCAAAATTTGCAAATTGAGGAAATCTGAGAATGGGCTTGCGAGGACCGCCGCCGAAACCGACCGCGATCCGGCTCCTTGAGGGCAATCCGGGCAAAGTGAAAATCAATCGAGACGAGCCGCAGCCTCGTCGGCTGACGCATGTCGAGCCGCCGGCTGATTTTGACGAGGACGGGCGGCAGGTTTTCGAGGCGCTCAGTCGGGAGCTGATGAGCTGCGGGGTTCTGACGGTGGTCGACCTTGAGCCCTTCGCCCGATACGTGCGGCTGCTCATGGAGTACAGAAACGCCGACCGCGAAATCAAGGGCAAGTTTTTCATCCCGGTGCGCGACAAGAACAATCAGCTTTCTTACTTTATCCCGAATCCGTGGGTGAGTGTCCGCGACCGCGCGATGGACCGCCTCCTTCGGCTTGAGCGCGAGTTCGGCATGACTCCGGCCGCGAGGGTTCGGATGGTGGCGCTTTTAACGACTAGCAACCCGGCGGCAGTTCTAGATCCTTATGGCGATGAAGATTAGCGAGCGCAAAGCCGACTACCTTGAGTATTTCTTTGACCAAAAGGCGGCGGCGCGTGTCGTGCGCTTTTTCGAGCGGGAGCTCGTACACATCAAGGGCGATGCGGCTGGCGCAAAGTTCGTTTTGCAACCGTGGCAACGCAAGATCCTGCGGCGGCTCTTCGGGTGGAAGCACCGAGAGACAGGACTCCGAAAGTATAAAACACTGTATCTGGAAATCCCGCGAAAGAATGGGAAGTCGGCCTTCGGGTCGGGGCTCGCGCTGTACCTGCTCGACGCTGATGGAGAAGCCGGCGCCGAGGTGGTATCCGCAGCGGCGGACCGTGACCAAGCCGCGATCGTATTTGAAACCGCAAAGCAGATGGTGCTCGCAAATCCGAAACTGAAAGATCGGATCACTCTCTTCAAAAGGTCGCTCGTGGTTCACTCAAGCGCCTCAACCTACAAGGTGCTGAGTGCCGAGGCGTCGACAAAACACGGGGCAAACCTCAGCGCCGTCATAATCGACGAGCTTCACGCGCAGCCGGATCGAGAGCTGACGGATGTGCTCACAACTTCCCAGGCGTATCGACTTCAGCCGATGACGATTTACCTCACGACGGCGGGCTTCGACAAAAACTCTATTTGCTGGGAGGTTCACGACTATGCGGTGCGGGTGCAGACCGGCATCATTCAAGACCCCACATTCCTCGGGGTGATTTACGCCGCCGGCCCGGGAGATGACTGGCGCGCCGAGAGCACATGGAAAAAAGCTAATCCTAATTGGGGTATCACGGTTCAGCCGGCATACCTGCGCGATCAGGCGAACAAGGCGGCCGAGGTTATCGCATACGAAAACACCTTCAAGCGCCTTCACCTGAACATCTGGACAGAGCAAGATTCGCGGTGGCTACCGATCGAAAAGTGGGACTCATGCGAGCGACACTTTGACGAGGCCGAGCTTGAGGGGCGCCGGTGCATCGCGGGAGTGGACCTCGCAACGACGACAGACATCACGGCCGTTTCGCTCTTGTTCCCGTGGGAGGACGGGACGTTCCGCACCAAGATGGTGTTTTTCGTTCCGGAGGAAACGCTCACAGTCAGAGTCAAGCGGGACCGAATTCCTTACGACGTATGGGCGCGCGAGGGGCATCTCATCCTGACGCCGGGCGCGGTGTGCGATTATGATTTCATCCGCGAGGCTTTCCGCAAGTGGGGAGAGCTTTACAACATCGCGCAGATTGTCATCGACCGATGGAACGCGACGCAGCTAGCGACGCAACTACAGGGCGACGATTTCGAGGTCGCCTTCTTCGGGCAGGGCTTTGCATCCATGTCGGCGCCTATGAAGGAGCTCAACGGCTTGATCATCAGCGAGCGGATTCATCATTCAACTAACCCGGTCATGCGCTGGATGATCTCAAACGTCGCTATCGAGCAGGACGCGGCGGGGAATATCAAGCCGAGCAAGCGGCGATCGAAAGAGAAGATCGACGGAGTGGTGGCGCTCGTAAATGCTCTGGGGGTAGCCATTTCAAAGCCGATTGAAACGGGATCGGTGTACTCCGATCGAGGGCTGCTCACGCTGTAGGAGGGATATAGGGCGAAAAGTGGGGCTCCTTTATCATTCCGTTTGGTTAAAGAGGCGCAAAAAATGGGGATTCTGACCCGACTTTTCAAGAGCGAAAAACGCCACATCGGCCCGGCAGACGACTGGGCGACCGTCATGGGCGGCGCTGACTCATCGACCGGCATGAGGGTCAACGCTGACACCGCCATGAGATGCGCGGCGGTGCTCTCTTGCGTCAGGGTGCTTTCGGAAACAATCGCGGGGCTTCCGTTCATCACCTACAAGCGCACGGCAATAGGCCGAGAGCGCGATCAGTCTCTCCCGATTTTTCAGCTACTCGCCGCGAAGCCAAATCGATATCAGACGGCCTTTGAGTTCCGCGAGATGCTGATGGCGCACTGTCTTTTGCGCGGGAATGGCTACGCGCAAAAGGTTTTTGACGGTCGCGGCAACCTCGCCGAGCTCGTCCCGCTCAACCCCACGCGAGTCGAGCCCCGTCTGACGCCGACCGGGGAGATGATTTACCGGGTCAAAACCGCAGACTATCAGACGATCGAGCTCGGCCCGGATCAAATTTTCCATCTCAAGGGGCTCGCAACCGACGGGATCACCGGGATTTCGCCGATCACTTATGCGCGTGAGAGCGTCGGCCTCGCCCTGGCGACTGAGGAATATGGGGCGCGCCTCTTCAAAAACGACGCAAAGCCGGGGGGAATACTGGAACATCCCGGCAAACTCAGCGACGAGGCGCATCAGCGGCTTAAAAACTCCTGGCAATCCGCACACGCTGGGCTTCAAAACTCCCACAAAGTCGCCATTCTTGAGGAGGGTATGCGCTGGCAGCGCATCGGCGTCTCGTCTCAGGATTCTCAATTTATCGAGTCGAGGAAATTTCAGATCGAAGAGATCGCCCGCATCTTCCGGGTGCCGCCGCACCTGATCGGGCACCTCGACCATGCAACTTTCTCAAACATTGAGCATCAGGCGCTCGATTTCGTTCAGCACACGATCCTTCCGTGGCTGCGGAGATGGGAACAGGCGATCGCCTCTCGCCTTCTGACCGACGAAGAAACCCGAACGCATTACTGCGAGTTTTTGGTCGATGGCTTGCTTCGCGGCGACATTCAAAGCCGTTACTCGGCTTATGCCGTGGGTCGTCAGTGGGGATGGTTGAGCGCCGATGATGTGCGACGGCTTGAAAATATGGAGCCGTTACCCAATAACACCGGCGAAAAATACCTTATCCCGCTCAATATGCTCGACGCAGCGGCCTCAATTCCACCGCCGCCGAGCGCCGAGCCTCAGACTCGCGCCGACATTCTCCGGCCGGTTTTGGCTCAAGTCGTCGAAAAATACTCAGAGCGCGTGGCAAAAAGCAAAAAGCCTCTCCAAGCGCACCATCAGATCGTTTCGGATGGGCTAGCACCGTCGGCCGCCGCTTACCTTCAGATGCTCGGCAGCCGGGCAGATGAGGGTTCAACCAACGCGGTGATCGCGAAGTTCCTGCAACACTGGGCCGCCAACGAAAACGAATCAACGGAAGATCGAACAAAGGCATTTTTGAGAATCTTAGAGAACGAGAGGGAGGCAGAAAATGGGTGCGAGTAAAGAGTTTCGCGGGAGCGTCGGCGGGCTTGCGGTTGAGCATCGGGACGATTCCGGCGATCTGATCAGTGGATATGCCGCAGTTTATAACTCCGACAGCCTCGATCTCGGGTTTTTCACGGAGGTCATTCGACCCGGAGCCTTCACTCGTGCGGTGCGCGAGGCGCAGGATGTTCGAGCCCTCCTCGATCACAACACCGGCAAGATCATCGGGAGGACGCGGGCGGGCAATCTCACCCTGCAAGAGGATGACAAGGGGCTGCGCGTGACCCTCAAGCCGATCGACACCGAGGACGGGCGCACCGCGCTTGAGTGGGTAAAATCGGGCGTTGTGGATGGGTTTTCTTTTGGTTTTGAAACCCTTTCGGACAAGTGGGGCACGAAGGACGGCCGCGCTTACCGAGAGCTGCTCGATGTCAATCTTTTCGAGGTGTCTCTCGTGGCGTTTCCGGCATATCCCGGCACGTCGGCAGCACTTAGGGCAGAGCACATCTCATCAGCCGAGGCAGTATGGAAGGACAAGAGCGAACAGCAAGAGCGCGAGCATCGCAAAATGGCATCGTTCCGTCGGCGGGTTTCTCTCCTGAAACTGATTTAGAGCGGAGCGATCCGCGTGAAATTGTGCTCCTCGTGCGAAATCAGCCTATTCGTGTGTGGCAATTCCCAAGCGGGTGCCTTGTCTATTCCTTGCGCGATTGGAGGGCTCTAAAGTGACCGAATACGATTATTTTCACTTGCGCGACGAATACCTCGGAAAGCTCGACGTGCCGCCCGCAATCATCTGGCTCGATGTGCGCGAGCTTCCTCCGACGCCTTTCAAGGAGGTGCTGATCGGTGGACCAACTAACAAACACGCGATCGCCTATTTTGACCCAGCCGCGACCGGGTGGGTTTCACCGACCGGGTTGATTCCCTTCGAGGCCTTCCCTCACTGGATGCGCCTACCTGCTCCGCCTCTTCCCGACTAATCAGCAAACCCGTGACGGGTATCGGCGAAAAATCAAGAAGCGATGAAAATTCCTCTCGAACCTCTCAAGTGGGGTTCGTGGTCCCTAGTGACCAAGCCTAAAACTTTGAGAGGAACCTAAAAATGAGCAAGACCCAAGAGCTGCTAAAGAAGCGCGCAGCTATTATCAACCAAATGCAGGCGTTGACCGACAAGGCCGATGTCGAAAACCGCTACTTCTCGCAGGATGAAGAGCGTCAGTGGAACGAGCAGGATTCTGAGGTTAAGGCGTTGAGCGGCCGCATCGCAAAAGAGGAAACTCTTGCGGCTCTCGCCGGTGAGACTTCTCGCCACACCCCAGCAGTTTACGAGCCGGCTGATGATCAGCGCAGCTCTCAGAAGGCCCAGGCAGAGACGGCAACGTCTTCAAAGCGTTGGGATGGCTTCGGGGATTTCCTCCGCGCAGTAGTCCACGCTGGATCGCCGGCTGGTCGCGTTGATCCGCGACTTCTGGAAGGCCGCGCAGCAGGACTCAGCGAGGGAGTAAATGCCGACGGCGGCTTCTTGGTTGATAAGGACTTTTCAACCGAGATCCTTCAGAAGGTTTACTCGTCCGCCGAGCTTGCGAGCCGTTGCCGTCGTGTGCAGATTTCCGGGCAGTCGAACGGCCTGAAAATCAACGCAATCGACGAGAACAGCCGCGTGGATGGCAGCCGCTTCGGTGGCGTTCAGGCATATTGGGCAGCAGAGGCAGCAGCCGCAACAGCATCGAAGCCGAAGTTCAGGCAGCTTGAGCTCACCCTCAAGAAGCTTATGGCGCTTTGCTATGTGACTGACGAGCTCCTCTCGGACACGATGGCGCTTCAGAGCGTCGTTGCGGATAGCGTCGTAAAGGAGCTGGCCTTCAAGCTCGACGATGCAATCCTGAACGGCGACGGCAACGGCAAGCCGCTCGGCATCCTGCAAGGCGACGGGCTCATCACCGTTGCTAAGGACGTCGCGCAGGCCGCTGCGACCCTGACGAAGACAAACCTCTTTAATATGCGCGCTCGCCTTTGGGCAGGTTCGCGCTCTAATGCGGTTTGGCTAACAAATCAGAGCGTTGAGCCGCAGCTCTACGGCCTGACCCTCGGCGACAATGGCGCCTATTTCCCGCAAGGGACTTTCGCTAATCAGCCGTTTGATCAGCTCATGGGTCGGCCGGTGATCGCGGCGGAGCAGTGCAAGCAGCTCGGCACCGTCGGCGACGTCGTTCTTGCCGACTTTAATGAGTACCTTCTGATCGAGAAGGGCGGGATCAAGGGCGAGACGAGCATCCACGTCCGTTTCCTCTATGATGAGCTGGCCTTCCGCTGGACTCTGAGGATCGACGGTAAACCCATGTGGTCGGATGACATCACGCCGGCTTATGGGACCGACACGCTCTCGGCTTATGTAGCACTTGCGACCAGGGCTTAATTCCTGACGCGAGGCGGCGGGCGTCGGTATTTTGCCGGCGCCCGCCTTTTTTCTCCGGTGAACATGCACGATTTTACGCGCACGACCTTAATCACGCCGCCCGAATCCGAGCCTGTATCTCTCGACGAGGCTAGGGCTCACATGCGCGTAACTCACAACGAGGAAGATGAGCTCATCAACGGGCTGATCACAGCGGCGCGGGTGACTGTCGAAACTATCACGCGGCGAAGCCTCTTGACCCAAGAATGGAAGCTATCTTTTGACGAGTTTCCTCTCAGCGACACCGTGAAGATCCCCCATACCCCTGTCAGAGAAATCGACGTCATTGAATACTATGACGCCGTGGGCGTTTTGCGGACACTTAACGCCGGAAAATACTGGCTTGATTCCGTCTCGGCACCGGCTCGGCTTATCCTCAAAGATGGCGAAGTCTTTCCAGATACACAAAAGGGGCGACCCAACGCGGTGCAAATCTCATATCTGGCCGGATATGGCGACGAGCCCGAAGATGTCCCGGCTCCTATCCGTCACGCTATCAAGCTCATCGTGGCGCACCTCTACGAAAACCCGGAGATCGTTTCGGCTGGGCAGCTTTCGACCATTCCGATCTCGTGCGACTACCTACTGAGCCCATATCGCGTCATTACTTTTTTCTAAGGACGGCATGAGACCCGGACGGCTTCGAGAGTCGATCATCATTCAAAAGAAAACAACGAGCCGGGGAGCCTTGGGAGAGGAGGTCGTGAGCTGGGCCAACCGTGCAACCGTCTTCGGCGAGATCGTTGCACAGATGGGCGCAGAAGCGCCAAAGCGACATTTTGAGGGCGAGTTTGAGGAGCCGGTCACGTTTTTGATCCGTTACCGCAACGACGTCGAGAGCTCCGATCGCCTATTTCACAACGGCAAAACGTACACGATCGACGGGATGCGGGCGCTCTCACTGACCAGGTACAACGACGGGCTGGAAATCAAGGGGGTGCATCGTGCTGGGTAGCAAGCTTTCAACAATTTTACGCGGCTTCGACCCCACAATCCGATCCTCGTTCGACAGCTCGACCGGCGCCGCTCAGCTTGTGCGGCTTGACATTCAGGGAACGCAGCAGGTGATCGACGCCCTGCGAGCGTTGCCGGTGGAAATGCAGATCAAGATACAGCAAAAAACCATGCGGCAGGTCCTCACGCCTCTCTTGGAAGCGGTCACTAGAAACATTCCAGAACGCACCGGCAATCTGAAAAGATCCATCCGAAAGAAAATCTTTACCAGTAAAAGCATCGGCAAGGTGAACGGGGCGGTTGTCGCCGTTGCAAAAGATAGAGGGCTAGAAACAAAAGACAACGAAAAGGGCTTTCACGCGAGCTGGTATGAGAGCGGATTCAAGCTCACCGCTCACAAAAAAAAGGCCAAGCGCGGCCCATATGGGCATCCTCGCGTTTTGCGGAGTGTTTTGGGGAAACAACCGTTTCGCAGAGCTTTGGAAGCGCAGGCCGATTCGATTGTTCAGGCTTTCTATACGGCCGTTGCTGAGCAAACGAGAGAGGCGCAAGCTAAAATCCGGGGCTCCTAATGATCGAAAAGGCAATCTTTTCAAAGCTCACAACAACCCAGACGATCACGGCAACCGTGGGCACGAGAGTCTTTCCGGTATTCCTGCCGGAGAAGACCGCTCTTCCGGCGCTCGTATTTCGACGGGTATCGACGGAGGGCGCAGCTTTAAGCCACAGTGGCCCGAGCGGTTTAGTCACGTCAGAGTTCGACGTCGAGTGCTACTCCAAAGAGCTTGCGAGCGCGAAAACCCTGGCGGTTCAGGTTCGCAAGACTTTCAGCGGTTGGAGTGGGACCGCTGCGGGTGTGGTCGTCCATCGCAGCATGGTGGACGATGAGTTCGACGACTACGATTTTGAGAGCGGGCTTTACACGATCGTTTTACAGATTTTTTTGACGCATCACGAGGACTAGGAACATGACAACACCAGAAGCGGCACACGGAACAGAGCTAAAGATCGGAAATGGGGCAACGCCCGAGGTGTTTACTGCGATCGGATGTATTTTCGAAGGGCCTGCGGGTGGAGGATTCTCGCCTCAGTTCATTGAGGGCCGGCATCACTCCTCCCCTGATATCGTCCGCCGCGTCTCGATTGTCGACAAGCCGGCGATCAACTTCCGGGCTTATTACGATTCGACCGATGCACAGCATCAGAAACTCGTTACCGCTGCGAAAGATGGCGACAAGCTCACTTTCCGATATGTGCTCACTGATGCCGGTGCCGAGGTTTTCGCCTTTGGGGCCTATGTGAGCGTAAGCTTTGAGTCGCCGGTCGACGGCTTTCAGACTATCTCGGTTACGCTGGCGGTCGATGGTGCTATCACTCAGATGTAACTAAAACAAACCGAAACGGAGCGGTTAAATGCAAAACGTAGAAAAAGCGGCGTCATCAATTTACCTTGAGCTGGGCGGCGTTCAGCGTCGATTCGAGTTTACGATGTGGAGCATCGCACAGATGAAGCGCCTGAGCGGCAAAAACGCGCTTCGGGGCGAGCTTGATGTGCAAGACCCCGACGATCTCGCCGTCCTAGTGTGGGCCGGCTTAATCCCGAGCGACCCTTCCCTCGATGGGCAGGTCATTCCATCAGCGGAGCCCGGAAAGCCGGGACAGGGCGACGACAACGTGACCGCAGCGATCTATCAGATTCAAAAGTGGATGAGGTTCGATCGCCTGAGCGAGATCGGATCGGCCGTCCGTCAGGCTTTCGACTCAGCGACCCCAGCAGCTAGCAAAAAAAAATAAATGACGAGCCCGAGGGCGAGCAGGGGAGCGCAGAAGAGCTCGATCTCCTCAACCTCATGGCGTGGCTTTGGGCTGAGTGCGGGATATCAGAATCAACTTTCTGGACAATGACGCCGGCGAAAGTCTCGGCCGTGGTTCAAGCTCGAAAAGAGAGAACGAAGCGCGAGGACTACCGCGCCGGAATAGTTACGGCGACGATCCGGGCTGCGCTTGGGGTGAAAAACCCGGACGTTTTCGACGACTTTCCAGAGCATAAGGCGAAGCGGAAAGCACGGGCCGGCAATCTTTCGGGGTATTTCAAAAACATAATTTCGCACCAGAAGGCAAATACCCGGAAGGCATGAGGATATAGGTCGAAAAAAGGCTGTCGACTACACTGGCGGAATGGCTCGACGTGTCGCCGGTATCAAAATTGACATCGAATCGAATATTGCGCGCCTGTCGCAGGACATCACGCGGGCGGTGGGCATCCTCACCGGCTTTGAGCGTCAGGTTAAGGTTCTATCAAATAGCTGGAAGGGCCTCATCGGCGGGCTCAGTTTTGCCGGCGCCGCGTATGGGCTGAAGAAATTTTCCGACTCGATCCTCGCTCTTGCAGAAGCCGGCGACGCCGCCGGGGATATTGCAGGAGCGTTTCAAAAACTGGGCGGATCTAGTCAAAGTATTGAGGATGCAGCGAACCGCACTCAAGGACTGATCGAAAAATTCGATCTCATGAAGGCAGCAAACGAGGCGCTGATTCGTGGCTTGCCGGAGGTGAACGCAAATTTCGCTACCCTCGCGGACCTTGCAACACGAGTGGCGTCCGCTCGTGACCTGAATCCTCTAGAATCGCTTAACGAGCTTTTGGTCGGGCTATCAACTGGAAAGGCGAGCATCCTGAAAAAGTTCGGCTTTGAGCTTCAGGGAGTCAAAGGCAAAACCGACGCGACTGCTCAAGCTTTCAATCAGCTCGAAACCGTCCTAAATAAGTTTCAGCCGGTCACTCTGGGCGTCGCCGACAGTGCGAAAGCCTTCTCAAATAGCCTTTCCGAAATGGTCAAATATGTCGGAATCGGGGTTGACTCAAGCACACTACTAGCCGCGCAACTTCAAGAGATGCGCGTACAGTTCGACCCAGAGCGGATGCAACAATTCGGGCAGTCGCTTGCAACGGTCGAAGCCGTTTTCGTCGGGCTGGCCACATCCGTCCTTCCGACTGTGATCAAACTCGTGGAGGATTTTGCTCTTGGGCTCGATCACATCCTTGGGCTTACCAAGAAGGGGAAATTTACTAAAGAGCTCGCCGATCAGGAATATATAACCAAAAGTCTCGAAGAAAAACGAAACCAGGCCGAGGGGCAGCTTCCTGACTGGTCGCCAATGCGGATGGTACCAGGCTTGAAGTTTGGAGATCCTGCCTATCTGGTTCAGCTCGATCGACAGGTGAGGGAATCGCGAGAGAAAGAAAAGCAGATCCTCCAAGACTTTGCAGCGGGACAAAAAGCAGATGAAGAAGCATATCTCAAACAGCGCGAAGAAAGCGCCGCCGAGGTGCAAGCGCGCTTCGAGAAACTGAGAACGCAATTCGGTTTCAACTCAGAAACGGGCGAGTTCAATGCCCCTGCCAAAATTAAAACCGGCAAAAGTGTCGGCAAGCAAGTCGCGCAGCTTGCGCTCAAGGATCTCGCCGCCGAAGCCGATCAGTTCCGGCTAGCGATCGAAGATGCGATCCAGCGAGTCGATCCGGCCGCGTTCAGCGAGTTCAGGGCGGCGCTTTATCGCAACGCAGAGCAAGCGTTCCTCGCGGCAAATCAAACGCTCGTAAAAGAGGGACTCAGAACACAGGAGGAGCTCGGCGCGATGGCGCGAGCCGAAGCCGAGAAGACCGTCGGGCAATACGATCAGCAGATGCGTGACGCAATCGGGCAGCAGTCTGAGCAGATGCGACAGGCGCATGAGCAAGCCGCTCAACAGTGGAGCGGCCTACTCGATAACATTTTCAACCCGCAAGAAACGAGCTGGCAGGATTCCCTCAAACAGCTCGCGCAGGGGTTCGCATCTGAAATTCTGGCCGGGCTTTTGGGAGGCTTAAACAGCGATCTCGGAAGCTTTCAGGGCGTGGGGAAAGTCATCGGGCGCGCAATTCTTGAGGCGCTGAAGGGCGGCGGAAACGAGAGCGGAGCGGGCTGGGGTGACAACACCACATCAGGGCAGAAACCCGAAACCAACTTACTGAATCAGGCCGGGGATTATGCTATCAATTTCATAAAAAACCTTTTTGGTGGTCAACAAAATACGCTCGCCAACGAGCAGATGAATCCGGGCAGCACCGGGATCTCAACCGATCAGGCGTATCGGGGAGGAATTCAAGGGCCGGGCGGGGCAGATGGCTCTTTCAACAGCGGAAGCGCGGCGGCGCCGGACTATGCGGGATTTCTTGCCGCCGCAATTCAGGTTTTCGGCGACTCGCTTGCCGCGAAAGAGCGCGATCGACAGTCGCAAAGCAACGCGGGGACCGGGATGGCCGTCGGTGGAGGGATTGGGGGAATCCTCGGCGGCATTTTTGGCGGCAAGGGAGGCGCGCAGATCGGTGCTGGTATCGGCTCGGCAATCGGCGGATTCGTGGGCTCGATGCTCAAGTGGGGCGCACAGAATCCCGAAACCAATGCGCGAAAAGCCTTCGCTGACTTCGTTGAGGAGGGTTTTGAGAAGCTCCGAACCGTCGCGTTTTTCGACGCCGAGGGCCGGATGCGGACGTTTAACGCGCAGAGTCTCGACTTTACGACCGGGCCGACCACGCGCTTTAACCAGGGGGGAGACGGAAACGGAACCAACTGGGCGGATAACTTCAGAGCGATGGGAGAGGAAACGGCCGGATTTTTCTCCGGACTCGGCCAGGCGTTCGAGGAGCTTCTCGGGCTGACTGAGGACGTGGGAGCCCAGCTTGGTTATATCCTTGCCGAGAACCTCGCGGGGAACATCGACAACGCGCGCCTTTTAGTCGTGCAGCTCGGGCTCGACATGGAAAAGATGACCGAGGCTTTGATGGAAGCCGGCCGGACGGGCGAGATGTCGTGGTTAGAGGTTTTCTCGGCGATCAATTCCGTGAATAGCGCTTTCGAAAAGGGCCTCGTCGCGGTCGGCAACGTCTCGGGCGCTTGGGATGAGTTCATCGGCTCCGGTGGCCGAGGCATGGCGGCTCTTAAAGGATTAAAGGATATGGCGGTTGAGGCGATCGAAGCGGGCGGCAGCAGCCTGGAAGATTTAAGGGCGAAACTCCTTGCGGCCGGCGCAAATCCGGAAGCGGTGGATGCGCTGATCAACGCGATCCGCAGCAGAGGAATCAAGACCCTTCAGGATCTAGAAAATGCAAACGAGCAGACTCTCGGATCAATCGTTGCGGACACAAATGCAAACAGCGAGGTTCTCACCGAAAAATGGGAGAACATGAAGGCCACGATCGAGGACATGAAAGACACCCTCGACACCCTGCCGGACAAGATGGAGAAGAGCTTAACCATCAAAGTGAAAACGGAGTTCGACGACAACACCGAGAAGGCGATGGACAAAAACATTTACAAGGACACGGAGGCCGCGAAGCTTGAAAGCGCGCCGATGGCCGACACGTCGAGCAGTTCTACAAGATACCGGCGATCCGTTCCGAGCGATGGCGGGGCAAAAGCAAGCTCTATGGTGGTGAATATCGACGCGCGAGGCGCCACGAAAGGGGTGCACAATGACGTCACAACGGCGATGGCTGTCATGGAAAACCGGATCGTTACGCGGACCGCAAATATTATTTACGAACAGATGCAGCGGGGTAGCCGGTGATCACCTATCCGCTCACGATTCCTTTGACGCCAACAACGCGCGAGTCGGCGCTTACCCTGATCGCCTTGTCGGTTGTCGGCGTCAGTCAGTCGCCTTACACATTCAGCACGCAGGTCTATGACCACGACGCCGATGCCTGGCAGTTAAAAGTTTCGATTAACCCGCTCAGCCGAGAAGAGGCTCAGCCGTGGATAGCGTTCCTGACTGCGCTCCGAGGCCGTCGCGGCACGTTTCTTTTCGGGCCGGCCATTCTGCGGACGCCTCTGGGCTCCGGTGCGGGAGTTCCCATCCTGAGCGCCGCCTCTTCTGACCGCCGCACTATCACAACGAGCGGATGGACACCAAATTCCGAGGTTCTGGCCGCCGGCGACCTCTTTCAGCTCGACGATCGGCTCTATATGTGCCTGACCGATGTCGCCTCAAACTCAAGCGGCGTGGGTTCCATCGAGGTGTTTCCGAAGGTCCGAACGACCCACGCAGTAGGCGCCGCCCTTGTGCTGACAGATCCGAAGGGCATTTTCCGGCTGACGAGCAGCGCCATCCCGGTAGTCGACTGCTCGGAAACTGGGCTTTTCAATATCAATTTTGAGGCTGATGAGGCATGACCAGGCCGCTTAACTCTTCCACCTCTGCCGTTTTGAGCGAGGAAACCCTGTACCCCGGCCTTCTGGTTGAGCTCAAGTTCAGCGAGATGACGCTCCGGCTCACTAGCCTGACGCGCGATGTCACCTATGGCAACCTGATTTACGTTTCGAATGGGTGGCTGCTACCGATCGACGGCATACAGCAATCGACCGACATAGGAAACTATGGCTTTGATCTCGCGCTCAACGGCATAAGCACCGCACTGATGTCGCTCATCCTCGGGAATGAGGACGCGAGCGAGCGCGGCACCGTCTGGCTCGCCTTCTTCACCTCCTCCGGCGCAGTCGTCGGCGCTCCGATCCTACTTTACCGGGGCCTGATCGACTCAACACAGATCGACGACAAGCTCGAAAACCCGACCGCCGTGGTGAAGCTTGAGAACGACCTCGGAAGGTTCGACACGTCCCAGAATTTTCGTTTCACCGATGAGAGCCAAAAAGCGTATTACCCGGAGGATCGAGGCTTTGAATACGTCGAAAGCCTCGATGACTGGTCGGGGTTCTGGGGCAAATCCGAGCGCCCAAAATGGCTGAGAAGAAAGAGCACTAAGAAAGATGGCTAACACACGACTCAGCCCTGGCGTGTATCGTGATGCTTCCGGGCGTCTGATTCTCGTGCCGCCGAAAAACATCAGCCGGGACACTCGCGGCGGAAACAATCCGAAAACCGGGAACAATTCTAAAAAGGAAACTCAGGTCAAAGGGCGGCAGGTCAGTTTCCGGCAAAGCGGCAGCGATGCCGTTTGCATTTACGGCACGACTCGTCTCGGAGGGGTTTACACCTACCTCGACACCGGCGACAAGTTCCGCGCGTTTGTGCGGATCGGAGAGGAAAACTCTCAGATCGTCTGGATTGCGAAAGACGCAGGGTCGGAGGGGAACAGCATCAGCATTACGCTTGAGCTCGGCCCGACGAACGCGACCACCGTCACCGTTTTTGAAAAGGCAATCACCATCGGCATGAAGTTCAGCAGCGGGCAGAGCCGAAGCAGGGCGACCGATGTCATCGCGGCAGTCAAAGCAAGCGCCGCAGCAAGCGCCCTTGTAACTTGCCACGCGGGCGAGGGCGATGGAACCGGGTATGTGGAGCCGGCTCTCCCTCAGTTTCTACAAGAAGGCGGCGGCGGGCGGTTGCATCATTACATAACGATCGCGGGGCATGAAATCACGGCAATCGACAAGCTTTATCTTGACGATCGTGAGGTCACCTTCGGGGCAACTTCTGATCCGCGCTGGGCGATCGGCCTCTTCGCAAAGTATGTTTTCATGGCAAAGCAGCTCGGAAAGGTGAACCAAGCAGCTCAGCCCGAGCTCATGGCACAGGTCGGCGAGGATCGATGGGGAGAGAATCATCGCCAACAAAATTGTGCCGGGGCTTACATCGCGACGAAGTGGGCCTCGGGATTGTTCCCCAACGGTGTCCCAGACGTCGAGTTCCTCGTGCGGGGCAAGAAGTGTTATGACTTCCGCGATCAGTCGACGGGCTTCACGGCAAACGCCGCCCTCGTGCTTGCTGACTTCTTGTGCGATTCCAGGTTCGGGCCGGGAATAAAACGGCAATACCTCAACGCCGCAAACTGGAGCGCAGCCGCAGACATCTGCGACGAGCAGGTGAAGACGCCGGCGGGCGTCTTCCAGAACCGTTACGAGATTAACGGCTTCTTCGACACCGGGACATCAATCAAAAACATAATCGACGAGATGCTTCAGGCCATGGGCGGCGATCTCGTTTATCAATCC